CACTAACTTTTCGGGCCAGTGACGGGGTGCCTCACAATAAGGCGATTTACAAGACATTCAACCTATTGATTCAACCGAGGCAACGATGTCCCAAAAAGAAAAACCCGCAAGCATTTTCACGCCTGCGGATCTTTCGTGTGAGATTCTGATCGATTACGAGCAGATGATCTGGGTTAAACTGCCTGTGCAACGTCGGAATATGATGGTCATTCCTTGGTTTGTGAATATTGGCTCACTTGCGTGAACGAACTCAGCGTAATGCTGACCCTTCTTCTCCAGCGGATCGGCGCAATCCACATCGAGCTTGTAGGCACCAGTCACCCACTGCCACTCGCCCATGTAGTTGGTCGGCATCCAGCTCAGATCGCCAACCCGATTGACGGGCCGCACGATGTGCGACTTGAATACATACGGAGTCACGATGAACGCAGCCTCGTACGGAGCAGTCGTCCAGCTCGAATTGACGCTGAACACAGTACCCTTCGTTCCGCTCGCGCTAGTAAACGGCTGCACCAGCGTGTACTTGCCACCGGCATAAGTGAAGCGGGGCGGGAACAGATTCGGCACATGGCGATAGTTCTTAATCACCCGGTTCGCACCAATCCGCTTGAGCAACTCCGCGCCAGCGCCACTGCCCTGATCAGCGAAGCGCAAGTCATCGCGGAACGCCGGGTTGTTCTGAGCGATACGCTGCGAAGCCTCCAAGCCGATATATAGCGGAAATACCGGACCATCGCTGCTGTACGAGATGAAACCGGAGCTATCAGGATTCGTCGCACCGTTACGGATCAGCGTAGCAGCCGCGACATCCAGCATCTCCTGAGTCAACTCAGAGGTGGACTGATTGAGCGCCTGACCAACCGATCCGGTCTGAATCCACGGGAACTCATTCACGCCAGACGGAATCGTCTCGACCTGAGTAAAGGACGAGTCGGCCACAGCCTTGATCGCGAACTTCGCGAACGTATTCTGATAGCGAGTCTCCCATGAACGCTGTGCGCGGATCGAGAGCTTCTCCAAGTACACACGCAAGAACGCCTCGACGCGGTGGTCATAGGTCAGGTCATCCTTACACAGCAATGGGCCTTTCAGCGCGAAACGCTCAGGACTCCAAGTGACGGAATTAAAACCAACCGGAACCTCGCTGTAAGTGACATCGCAAGCGCCGCCGTTGTCGCCACTGGCGAGCGTGATGGCCGACCACTCCTCAGCCGAAGTCGGCTCGATGCTGGTCGTGTTGTACGAGGTCTGGGTCAAGCCAGTACCTTGAGGATACTCTCCGCGCTCAATCATATTGAGCCACATCGAGCGATACGAGGCGCGTTTATAGACGTCCTGCGCGAGCGACTCAGTCGCTACGGCGAAGGCGTTGAAGACATTGGGACAAGCCATATTGAGAAAAAATTAAACCGACGTTATCTGCATTTGGTAGGCCATTCTATCCATGCCACACGACGTGGATTTGTGGCCTACGCGCTGACCGATGCGGAGCGTCATTGCCGCTTAGACAGTTTTGCGATGGCTGACCAAGCCTCCGCCTTGCTTAGGGTCGATGCCCGGAATGACGCATAATAGCGCCACATGAGTCAATTAGAATATAGTTACCTCGTCCGTTAGCTCGCTCTGATCTGCCATGTAGGTTTTGAATCCCTTGATGAGCGTTCCTATTCTATGCGGCTGGATGATATGTTCCTTCGCGATGAATCCCCTGAACGTATACGGACCGGGGAATTGACCCGTCATCAGCGCGTAGAAATCCACGCCATCGGTCTTGGAGCCTTTGCGCGCATCGACCAGTAGCTTTCCATTCTCGTACTTGGTCGTCTTCACATCGATGCGAATGCCCGGTGGGATGGGCGGGATAATCGCGTCGTAGAGCGGGTGCGGAGGCTCTCGATCCGTGTCGATGTCGGGGTAGACATTGAATAGCTTACAGAAAGCTATCTCGCCGCACACGCCCTCCAAATCCACCGTCGCAGGGTCATCCGCGCTTATCTTCAAGTTCGTAGTGTTGAAATGACGATTATTGCCGTTGCGATTCTTGGCTACGAAGTGGGCCAACTTCCTCTCAGCTTGATTGAGAGAAATAACTTGACCAATTTTAATTTTACTTAACATGGTCAAAAAGACGGAAAATTTTTGAGGGGGGTATCGTAAACGAAGCCGCCCCTAAAAGGGGGGTGCCCTACTTTGTGCCACAAAGCGTGCCAATCCTAGGAAAAACAATCCTTTTGTCCCATTAGATTATCTAATCCTGACTATAAGTTTTCCCCCGTTGTACAATGGGTGTTATATTCACTTCAAACGGGATTGCTTACGACAACCTCTGCGAACCGATCCGGCATGCTGCCCAATAGGTTAATCGAGACGCTGGTCGATTCGTTACCTTCGGACCAGCCGAAGACGAGTGCGGACCGCTTCGATACTGACTGAAGTATACCTTCTCTAAGCGATTCGTCCTTTATGCCGTCAAGGTCGTAACTTTCGATCCTTTCAAGCGTAGAAGCAGCGTCAGCCGCTAGTTTCGAACGTACCAAAGCAGAGAGACTTTCTAGGCTCTGGGTTTTCTTTTCAATGCAAACCGTTTGCATTTGCGCTTTCACTTTCGTAATCCCTTCACGACAAGCACGACTGCGCAGAGTATTTATAGGCACGCTCAAATCGCTTGCAATTGCTGCCCACTCTTTCCCGCTGAGATACTGCGCCGTTGCGCTCTTCCATTGCTTGGCCGTCATCCTGAGATGATTGGCCGTTGCGCCGTCCGTTGCAACTCCACGTTTCCCCCGCTCAAAAATTCGATTTTCGGCTTCGCCAGTGGTTCTCCTCTCAAAAATTTTTCCCGCATTTTCCCCAATGAAATCAGCCCTTTTCCCTCTCATTCTAAAATATTTATTCGAATTTTCTTTACGCCATTCCATCCTTCCCCTACCTTGCTTGCGTCATGAAAACCTACCGCTTGAATTCGACCGCTCTGGTCTTTACACCGTCTATCGTCGCCTTAGCTAAGGCGCACTTTCCGTTTCAACGGGAATGGGCCGTCCGCTTGCTCTGCGAAGGCTATGGCCTGTCCGTTGAAATCGTCACTGGCCTGTTGTCCGGTTCACTGGCCTACACCGTTGAAAACGAATCCGTTGTCTTTACCGCCTGAATCCCATGAAACGAAAACTCTTGTCCTTCCTATTCGTGGCCACGGCCTACGCCGTCGCCAGTTACGCGTTTTTCTTCGTTTTCTTTAAATCTCAATTCTAAATCCCATGACCAAAACCCTCCTATCCGTCGACACCAACGCAAAGACCGTCAAAGGCCAAAAACGTGGCTTCATGACCGGAATCCTATACCTTGCCCCGGGAAAACTATCTGGCCTCATTAATGTCTGCCCCAATGCGTCCGTCGCTTGTGACAACCTTTGCCTATACTACGCCGGACGCGGCGCGTTTAACTCCGTCCAAAAGGCACGCACAGCAAAGACAATTTTCTACGTCAAAGACCGTGAGGCCTTTCTTGCCACGCTGAAAGACAACGTCACAGCTGTCATCCGTAAGGCCAAGGCCAAGAAAATGACCCCGGTCATCCGTCTCAATGGTACGTCGGACATTGGTTGGGAACGGTATACGGTCATCCAAGCGTTTAAAACGACCCGTTTTTACGACTATACGAAAAGTTTCGCACGCATGGTTTCCTTCCTAGATGGAAAACTACCTTCCAATTATTCTCTCACATTTTCGCGCTCCGAAACCAACGAAACCCAATGTCTCGATGTTCTGGCCCGTGGCGGTAACGTGGCGGTCGTTTTCCGTGGCAAAGTACTCCCATCACATTGGAACGGATTCAAGGTCATCAACGGAGACGAAAACGACCTGCGGTTCCTCGATCCTAAGGGTGTCGTCGTCGGCCTTACCGCCAAGGGCAAAGCAAAAACCGACACAAGCGGTTTCGTGGTAGGTTAAAGCAACGTGCCAAGCCATGCGAAAGCGTGGCTTGCAACGTGTCTTTAACTCTCAAACCAAAGCACCCAAACCAAAGCACCCAATGATCAACCGATACTCTGGCCAGTGCGTCCAATGTCACGAACAGGTTCCCGCAGGCCTAGGAACCGTCTCTAAACGCGGCCGCGCATGGCGCATAGATTGCAATGCATGCACCGGCCGCATGGCGCAAAGCACCGACCTAGTCTGCGTCAAACTCTCATCCGGTTGGACGGGTACGCGCAATGCACGCGGCCGTTGTGAGGATGCGCCATGCTGCGGTTGCTGTACTTTCTAAACCCTAAACCCAACGAATAAAACACCATGTCCAATATACCGCTTGTCCCTTTCCTGCGTTTGCGCGAATGCGAGGAACCATTCGTGATGCACGGCCGCCGTTGGCTCTTTGTCACCTGTCTGCGCGCAGACGGTTTCCCTGATATCGGAGTCTATTCTTTCGACACTGATCTTTGCCACGATTACCTCGCCTGGCGCGAAGCTTTTAACCTCAAATAAAAACCCATATGGCATCCATTCAACGCATAGCAACCGCCGTGGACAACCTGTTAAACGGCAACCTCACGCACGCACGCAAATCCGCACGCGGCCTGACATACTCTGACATATTCGACTGGTTGACTGGTCCAGTCGGATGGACGGAAAAACGCTCCCGCGCATGCGCCGATTATTTGATCGGCCGCATAGATTACCGCACCTATTGCAACGCGGACCGTTGACCCATCCTACGCGCCTTATTCGAAAGAGTAGGGCGAAAGGGTAGGCCAATCTATCCGCAACCGATCAACCATTATGTCACCTGAACCAATCATCTCAGAATTCCGCGCCCTTGAATCCAAGCATCTTGTGCGCCTCCGCGCAGAACCGGAAACCGAAAGTTATTTCTCCGTTTTCGGAGAACCGGATTCCGCGCAGGAACGGCAGCAAATGCTCGACACTATCGAAAACCTCGGCTGTTGGTGCGTCATCTCGGAATTCTACGCGGACGGCGCATGGCATCATTCCGACAGCGTTGGTTTTTGCACTGGTTACGAAAACCCACTGAAGCCTGAAGAAAATTTCTATGTTGTTGACCTTATGCGCGCAGCTATCGACAGCCTGAATCGACCGGAGCCGGTTTGACCTATCCTACGCGCATCATGCGAAAGCGTGCTGCGACAGGGTAGGCCATAAGTCCTCCTCAAACCAACGAAAGCATCCAATGAAATATTCCCTCTTCGATCATTTCAATATGCGCACGATATCGCGCCATCGCTCCTTCGAAACCGCTTCCCGCGCACAGGTCCGCCATTCCCGCGCCCTCAAACGGACGCACGGCAAGAATTCCTATCTTCCGACGGTCGTAATGTTAAACGGTCAAATCACTCTCAAATAATCCAATGAATCCAAAGCTAATCCCCATCCTCGAAAAGATAATCGCTCGCGATACGGTCCTGTCGTCTTTCGAAGCGCGCCGGCTCCCGTTATCCGCCCGTGCCTACGTCCGCCATAATTACCGCATGGACGATAGTTTCACGCCCGACGAACAGGATTTACTTGAGGAACTGCCCCCATTCGCGGACGATATTGCAGACTCTTTCCGCGCCGGCACTGGCGGTGACGATTCCGTGTACCACCTTTTTGACGACGGCTCCCTGTGGCTCAGCACAAACGCCTATTCGTCAATCTGGGCCGACGCACGCGACTTTGCCGTCGAAGTCATCCTCCCGCGCATGACCCTGTCCCGCATGGATGCGGATCTTCTCCGCGCTATCGACATGGACGATGCGGTCGAAGGAGTGAAACAGGACTTTTTCACCGCTTTTGCCGGCGTGCTGCACCGCGAATGCCATATCGCGCATTGCGACGCACGCGAACATTGGAATGCCTATGCGCGCCAGCTATCGGATTCCGCGTGCGAGGCTGTCGTTTTAGGCGGCTCCGAATCAGGCCGCGCCGAAGGCATTCGTTTTGCAGAATCATTCACCGTCAAAGCCTGAACCCAATGAAAACCCACACTCCCGGTCCGTGGCTTGTCCGATTCGACGAGGATCAATTCGACCCGACGCATTCGACTCTTAAGATCATCGATGGTCGCGACGAATCGGTGAACCATACACACGGCGCGCTCTCTCTCGCCTTCATCAACGTAAGCGCCTTCGCGCCTCACATGGACGAACCGCTTGCAAACGCTCGCCTTATCGCATCCGCCCCCGATCTTCTCTCCGCGCTGGAACGTCTCGCGCACCCGATGGCCGACGACGACGACTTAGACTTTGCTCGCGCCATCATCGCGAAGGCGAAAGGGCAACCGTGAAAGTTTACTGGACGGCATTTTACGGTCGAAGCGAGTACACGTTCCAAGGCCGCAACGCCAAGCGCGACGCGCATCGACTGGTCAAACGATTCGGCGGACGTGTGGTTCGTACGGTTATGCGAGACAATCCGCAATCGAACCGTTAAAACATCCCCCGCGCATCAAATCCAACGAATAAACCGCATCCGCGCATCAAATCATGCATCCATTGCTCTTATCCGCGCTCATCCAGATCGAATCTCACGGAAACGATCTTGCCCGTGGCCGTCACGGCGAACTTGGCGCGCTCCAGATCAAACCGATTCTTGTGCGCGACGTGAATCGGATCATGGGGACGCATTACGCGCACGCCCAAGTCACCAACCGAGCCGTCGCGACGTTCATCGCCCACGCATACCTTTCGCATTACGGACGCAATCTCAGCGACGAATCGCTCGCACGCATCTGGCAGGGTGGGCCAAAAGCCCTCAAGCGGTCCTCCTCGCGAGCCTATGGCCGTCGTGTCATGCGAAAACTTTCCTCTCTCGAAACCAGTCAAACAACAGCAAAGAAATGAAACTAACCATTCAGTCCAAACAGAACGCCCAGACCATCGTGGACCTGTTCAACGCCATCCTAACCGGCGAGGAGCAAGAATCCGGCGCGACACCGCTCAGCATTTACGACGACAACAAGCATATCTGTAGCCTGATCGCGAAGGACGGCCATCAGATCCTTGAATTGATCATCGAACGCGAGGATGGCGACAAGCTCTGCCCCGGTACACCTGATCTGGAGACGCTATGATGAACCGAAACATCCCGCTCGATGAGTTGGCCAAACAACTCGAACTGATGGCCGCTGATTTTCAGAATCCTTTTATCGCATCCGCATCAACCCGTCTCGCGCACGTCGCCGCCGCGCTCACCTGCCTTCAGGACGCGCTTTTCTACGTCCGAATGTACCAGTGCGCGGATACGACCGGCGAGGGCGAGAAACGAAGGCAGCAACTTATCGATGATTCGGAGACGATCATCAGCGTCATCCGCGCCGGAGGGATGTATCCATGAGCCGCAACCTCTTCGCGAAGCCAGTCTACAAGGTCCAGCTATCCGGCGCGATTGGCTGGTCCGACATGAAGGAGCGGGTCGTCAGTTACCAGACGGTCGAATTCTCCTCGCGTAAAGATGCCGAACGAGCGGCGCGTGAACTAAATCCCGGCGAGTACACGCAAGGGCGGATTCGGGTCGTCCCGGTCGAACTCAGCGAGGACTACGATGTGTATCCGGTGACGGAGCGTTCGAGCGAAAAATCAAAAGGTTAGTCGAACTTTTCACCGCGTAGAAAGTTAGATGTCCCGTCGGCCACCAATCCGCAGTCAAAACTAGGTCGTCCGACCGATTCGATTCTAGCGCATCAAAACCCATGTCCGCTGTCATCACACCATCCAGCAATCAAAACGCATCAGCGCGTCGTTTAGAGCGTTTGCGCGGCATTCAAGTCGAGCGATTGAGCGACGCATCTTCATCTTTTTCATCCCGAACGGTTGCGGCACCGCCCTCAAAGGCGGGGAGCAAGCATACCGTTTTCGGGATGAAACCACCCCTCCTTGGGTTTTTAATCCCAAGGGGGGTTTCATTTTAGTGAAATAGATAGTGCGTGTAGCTAACCGTGGAAGAGTTGAATCTAACCGAGAAAATAGAAATCTAACTACTGGGCCTTGACAAGGGTCGGTATGAACCGCAGACTAGAGTTCGTTATGAGCTATTTACCATCAGGAAAAACACCAAGAACGATGTTCAGCCAGATGCCACCAAAGCGGCACGATCTGGACCCGAGTAAGTCGGAAGTTCTGGCCTACATCGGACAGGAGATGGGTTGCGACTTGGCGGCGGCGATACGGGCGTTCAACAGCATGCGCCATCCGAAGTGTCGGGTGCTGGTGTTCGACAAGATTGAGCGGCAGTGGAAGGGCTGCGAATTCCGACCGAGCGATGCGGAGACGAGCGAGCTATCGATCATCCGTGAGCATCGTGCGTTCGAGCGTCAGTTGGCGGTTTTGAGGTCTACCGTGCGGAGGCTGGAGGATGATGTTGAAAGCCTGAAGAGGAAGGCTGCAAAGCGAACCAAAGGTAAAAGGGGCGATGACAGCAAGGTTGATAGCGAACCTCAGGCTGAACCAGAAACCTCTTCGGCTGATGATCTGACCGCAGACCTGAAGGAAATTTTCGGAAACCTTTAAACCCTGACAACTATGGAAACAAACCAGCAATTCGTTACCGCAGAAAAATTCGACAAGCTTGCAAAATTCCTTGAGAAGATGTCGAAGCGTCTCAATGAAATTGAGGCTTCGAACAAGAAAATCATGGAGCAATTGGAATCCGGTGGCGACAGCGACGACAGCGCATGGGAAGGCTTTGGCCCGAAGCCAGAGAAAACGCCCATCAATCCGAACGCTGAGCAGTACACTTTGGAACTCCATCATGGCCCGTACACGATCTATCGCCTCGACGGCGAGTCAGACAAGGAATGGACAAGGCGCAAGGACCACCTGATGGATCAACGTATCACGTTCCTCAACGGCAGCGGCCAGAACGGAACGCCGGAGCAGGTGGCCTACCTTCAGAGGATCGAAGAACGCCTCGGTCGAAAAGTTTTCGAATATCCTCTTGCAACGACTTGAGACAACTGCGAAGCTACGTCCGCAACAATGACCAATTTTCTGCAATCAGACTTAGAGCGCGAAGGGAACTCGCGACAGGGTGTTAGTGGATTTTCGCCCGTGACTGAACACCTGATTGCAACCTCTTTTCAGCGTTCGGGCATAGAGAAGAGCGAGATGCTCTTACGGGTTTACGCATTGGTTTCCCAAGTTAACACCCGAACGCTGTCGATTTTTTCCAAGTGAAAGTTTATACGGCCAAGGCCACAGCAGAGATGCTCCAGATATGCACCGAAACGCTACGGCGAATCGTGCGCCATGATGGCGTCCAGCATAGGAGAATTGGCCGACGAATCTTGTTCACCGAGTCCGACATCGCCGCGATTCTGACGAGTCGAGCGACAACCGGAGCTGTGAACCCCTACAAAAGAGTAACAAAGAAACAACAAGAGAATACAAATGAGCAGCAACCAATTAGCGACAACGCAACCGCAACCGCTGACGCCGGTCAGCCCTGACGGAGAGTTCTATTCCCAAGCTTGTACAACGCTTGATTCGGTCAAGCAGCTTGGCGATTGGATCGCACACTCTGGCATGTTTGGTGCAACGAAACCCGAGCAAGGCTATGTCCTCGCTCTTGAGTGCATCGCCAGCCGGATGACTCCGCTGAGCTGGAAGAAGTCCAACCATCTCATTGGAGGTAACATCACCATGAAGAGCGAGTCTATGCTCGCTGGTTTGATGGACGCCGGTTGGGACATCGACTGGATTCAGTTCGACGCAATCGCCGCCATCGCCGACTTCAGCAAGGGCGTGAAGAAGGTCCGCGTATCGTTCACCTCCGACGACGCGAAGCTGGCCGGATTGCTCCCCGCGAAGGCTGGCAGCGGTTGGGCAAAGTTCCCCGCTGAGATGCTGCGAGCGCGTGTCATCTCGAAGGCGACGCGCATGCTCGATCCTCGAATCACTCAAGGAAGATATTCGCCTGAAGAAGTAGCCGACTTCTCCAACCCTTCACCAACACCCACCATCACCGCTACGGTGCGCCAGTCAGTCAACGTGACACCGGAACCAACCTTCTCGCTCGTCGAACGGCTGGAGCAGATTCTTGAGCCACATTCTGATATCGCCAACGCGTTCCTGCTGTCCAAGAACCTGATCAAGGAAGGCCAGAACTTCCGCGATGTATCCACGAAGGTGGCCAACATGATCCTCGCCGACAGCGAGGGTTTCATCTCCAAGGCTAAGGCGTTCGCCAACCCGCCCACCGAATGAGCATTCTCAATCAACACGTCAACCTCGACATGCCAGCGGAGAAGTATCACGCCGTTGATGCTCTCTCTAAGTCGATGATGTCCAAGATCCTCAAGTCCCCGGCGCACTATCGGGCCGCACTGGAGGAGCATCAGGAGCCGAGCAAGGCCATGCAGATGGGTACGGCGATTCATACCGCTGTCCTTGAGCCGCAACTCTACTCGCAAGTCGTCGCTGTCGTTCCGCCGGATATCGACGGACGTACGAAGGAAGGAAAGCAGTGGAAGGAGCAGCATAAGAGCCGCATCCACCTGACTCACGCTGAAGACATCGACGTGCAAGGAGTGGCCAACAGTGTCCGTCGCCATCCGTTCTGGGACATCATTCATCTGCCGCACAGGATCGAAGCCAGCGTGTTCGCTCAGGACGAGGAAACCGGCATCGCTCTCAAGGCGCGTCCCGATCTGTGGATCGAGGGTCATACGCTCGTTGACATCAAAACGACCGACGACGCATCGCCCGAGGCGTTCCTGCGAACCATCGCATCGTTCGGCTATCACATACAGGCCGCGCACTATCTGGAGATGACCGGCGCTGATAGCTTCATCTTTGTAGCGGTCGAGCGTAAGGCTCCGTATGCTGTCGCCATCTATCGACTGGATGCCGAATGGCTTCAGGCTGGCGCGAATCTGCGACGCAAAGCAATCTCGACGCTGCACGAATGCCGCGCACTGGACAGTTGGCCAGCCTATCCAACAGCGACACAAACCCTTTCATGCCCTAAGTGGGTTCTGAATAAATCCGAAAACTAACCACCGAATAAATTATGTTCACAGTAAACCGCAAGGATGCCGGAGGCAGCTACATCAACGCCGAAGGCGACTACACCGTCACCGTAGCCAAGGTCGAGGAAACCCTTGATGCCAAAGGCCGCGAGGTCTGTAAGGTAACATTCAAGACTGAAGATGGCGCATCCATCACTGACCGCTTCATCAATCAGGAGAATGTCTGGTTTCGCGTCAATCAGCTTGTCGCAGCAACGAAGCACAATGTTCCTGATGGAACCGAGTACGACTTCCTTGGGGTCAAGGGCAGTTACGCGGCGTTCCTGAAGTCAATGACCGGCTTAGAGCTGCTCATCACCGCTCGATCCGAGGAGTACATGGTAAACGGCGAGACGAAGCGGACCCTTCGCATCAAGAACATGCGCGAGGTTCCTATGGCCGAAGTCGATAGCGACGAGCTTGATCCGAAGCCGTTCTAAGGCGCATCACGGAGGGGAGCGCATTCCGCGATAACGCTCAATAAATTTTGTATCTATGAAACCAAAAGAAATTATGACCCCACTCCAGTCAGCTCAGGCGTACTTGCTGGACGTAGAACACGAACTAGCCGATGCCCACGACCGCATCCGACTCCTTGTTGCAGAGCGTAACACCGCACGGCTTCAAGCCGATCAAAGAGTCAGCCTCCGTGAGGAGTTCCGCGAACTGCTTGGAACAGACGAAATCGAGCAGGGAGTGGTTGTTGTGCGTGGGTTACAAGACCGCATCAAGCGGTTGGAGGAGGCGGGGGATGCGATGGAGGCGTGGCTACGCGATGAGCGGTTGAATGCCGTGCAGTACACTGTTTCAAAATGGCGCAAAGCCAAGGAGGCCAAGCCGTGAGCGACATTCACTAAATCAGGCAGTTTCACCGAATGCTGAAACCGAAACAACCAATGAAAGACTCAAGACCAATCATAGCCGGACTAATCGCAGGACTTGTTGCCGCTGCATGCATCCTCTGGGGAGGACATATCGGAGCGCGACAGGTAAAGGAACATGCGGTCATCAAAGGCCACGCCGAATGGGTGGCCGATCAGAGCGGAAGAGCAGTGTTCAAATGGAAGGAGGCAAAGCCGTGAGTATCATTGAACTGCTTCAGAAAGCTGGGGATGGTGTGGAGACTCAGACTGTCCACTCAGCCGCAACCGGAGTCCACAGGAAGAAAAACCACACCGAAATCACGGTGATGGTTCCGCATGAGATGGGAGATTCGATCACCAACATGTTACTCGGAAAGGAAGGCGACAAGATCGGGGTGATCCTGTGGCTCCCGACGTGTGTGATCAAAGAGGAGGTGGCAAAGCCATGACCATCACAATCAAATCGTGGATCGTACCAGCACTCATCACCGTAATCCTGCTGTGCATCATGTTCAGGCCATACCGTTCCAGCGGGCAGTATGACTTTGGACAGATCTTCCGGCTGTTTTGGCTGATACCGATCGGAGCCGTTTGGATGGTTTACATGGGTGTACTTCTAATCATCAAGGAGGCCAAGCCGTGAGAAGCTCAATCAAACAATTTCACCGAACGCTGAAACATAAACAACAAATGAAAACAAAACTATCACCAGCATTGCAACTGGAAGCAATGCTTAGTGGCAAAACCAAAACGCATCGCACAGGAAACAAAATGGAAATGCTTAACCAAAAAATCAAAGAGCTTGAACTCAAGCTGGAGTCGGCCAACGAGCGCATCAAGCGGCTGGAGGAGGCTGGCAACAATCTGCTTTGGAATTTCTGCCCAGAGTACACATCTGATTTCACTGAATCTCAGTCTGATGCTCTTAAGCAATGGCACAAAGCCAAGGAGGCCAAGCCGTGAGTGTTGAGGAACGAATCCTTTTCCTAGCGGAGTCTCCCGATTGCAACCATCCACGCGAACTCCGCGCAATCGCCTTTCAGGTGCGAAAACTGGAGGATCGGATCAAGCAACTCGAATCCGAGAACGACGC